GGGCGCGTCATTCTGACGAGCGCTGGCGACAATCAGATTGCCACCATCCTTTGGCCAGAGCTGCGCAGGCTGCACACACGCGCTGCGGAGGCTATCGGCGGCACCGTGGCACTGGATCCGCGCACGGGATTGCGCTTCCCCGATGGGCGTGTGGTGATTGGATTCTCCACGGATCGCCCAGAAACGGCCGCTGGGCAAAGCGGCGCCGAGCTGCTGTACCTGGTGGACGAGGCGAGCGGCATCGACGAGCGCATCATCGAGGCGATCGAGGGTAACCTGGCGGGGGGCGGGCGCGTGGCACTGTGCGGCAACCCCACGCAGACGAGTGGCACTTTTTTCGACGCTTTCCACAGCAAGCGCGAATTCTGGCACCCCATTCACATCAGCAGCGAGGAGACGCCGAACGCGAGTGGCGTGGGTGAGCCGATTCCTGGCCTCGCCACGCGCGAGTACTGCGATGAGAAGCGGCGCCAGTGGGGCGAGGACAGCCCGTTGTATGCCGTCCGGGTGAAAGGCGACTTCCCGACACAGGCAAGCAACAGTGTTATTGCCCTGGCACTGGTGGAGGCTGCAACGGCTCGTTGCGCGGCGACGCTTGCTGAGGGGCCATTGGAGCTGGGCGTGGATGTGGCGCGTTTTGGCGATGACGATTCTGTGATCCGTCCACGCCGTGGCAAGCGCGCACTCGCGGCCACGATCATTCACGGCCAGGACACCGTGCAGGTGGCTGGTGCCGTTGTGCGCGTGGCGAGTGAGCTGCGCAAGCCGGGTGAGCGTGTGCGCGTGAAAGTGGACGTCATCGGCGTGGGCGCAGGCGTCGCCGACAGCTTGCGAGCGATGGGCTTGGGCTGGTTGAATGTGGTGGACGTGAATGTGGCCGAGTCAGCGACCACGACTGACGAGAAGGACGACGACGACAAGAATCCTGGCTACGCGCTGCTGCGCGATCAGTTGTGGTTCGGTGTGCGCGACTGGCTCCGGGACGGTGGCGCGTTTGACGCGGATGAAGTTTTGGAAGCAGAGCTGGTCGCGCCCACGTACTCGTTCGACGCGCGCGGGCGCATCAAGGTCGAAAGCAAGGACAGCATGAAGAAGCGCCTCAAGCGCTCGCCGGATCGCGCCGACGCTTTGGCGTTGTCGGTGTACGAGCCGGTGCCCGCGCTCACCGCTGCGGCTCACTGGTTGGCTGCAGCGCGCAAGCGACAGCAACTGGTTTGACTCGAAGCTCCGCAGGGGTTAGCGCCGACGCGCGCTGCAGCCCTTTTGCGGATGGCCGGACACGGGGCGTCGGTCCCTCCGGTGCGTTGCACACGGTCGGCGCACAAATCCCGTTGATGCGTCGTGCCGCGCCGGGCAGCACGGGACCACCGCGCATCCACGCGACACCCGTTGTGCCCGGACCTTCATTGAGCGCCACTTGGCGTGGCGGAAAGGCACTGGCAATGCGCGGCAAGGTCAAGCGTTTCGATTCGGTCAAGGGGTGGGGCTTCATCGTACCGGACGTGGAGGGCAAAGATGTGTTTGTGCACCACACAGTCATCAACATGAAGGGCTTCCGCTCATTGGCGGTGGGCGATGTCGTGGAGTACGACGTGGTGTCGGGCGCCAAGGGGCCGCAGGCCGGCAATGTGCGCAAGGTGCAGGCCGCAGCTTGATCGGTCGGTGACGCATGCGTCAGCTCGTGGACCCCATCGACGGTTACAACCCGGCGACGGGTGCGTACCCCAAGAGCGCTGCGCGCTTGGATGGGTTGCATGCGCCGCCTGTTGTGGGGCTGCACTTCCCCGTGGCGCTTGCCGTTTCTGACGGAGCCGTGCGCAATGACGCAGGCGCCTGGGGCCACCGCTCCTGGCTGCCTGGAGCGTTGCGGAACTTGTTCCGGACGGATGGCTATCAGAACACGCTCACGGGCGTGGGCGACTGGACGCGCGACAAGACGTTCGGTGGATTGCAGGGTGGGCCGAATTTCGTCAATACGCTGTACACCGGGTGGGAATGCCAGGAACGCTGGCGCGGTAGCGGTCTGGGCCATCGCATTGTCGAGACGCTTCCTCGCGAGATGATGCGCAAGGGGTGGAAGGTCTCCATTCAGCTCGATCCGGAAGAGGCGCAGGAGCACTCTGATGCCGCGCCGCAGTCGGCGCAGGCCCCAGCACATAAGCCGCAGGAGCTCAGCAAGAGCTCTGACGACGGTGCAGCACTCATCGAGGCGCTGGCGCAGGAGCAGGATCGCCTGGGTCTGTCCACCGCACTGGCGTTGGCGCTGGAGTATGAACGCAATTACGGTGGCGGAGCGGTTTTTGTCGGCGTGGACGATGGCAACGCCGATCTGACCACGCGGCTCGACTGGGCGCGTGTGAGGCGTATCACGCACCTGACAGCATTCCGTGGTGGCTGGGATGGCGAGCTCATCGCGTGGCGCTACTACGTGGACCCCAGGCAGCCGCGCTTCGGGGAGCCGGAGGTCTATCAGCTGCGCAACTTGGGTGTGCCTATCAGCAGCCCACCCGCTCCTGGGGAGGGCTTGGGCGTAGCCAATCCGGCGCAGATCCTTGGCGGGCCAATGGGCGCGCTGGTGAGTTACATCCACGAGTCGCGCTGCCTGGTGTTTGATGGCGACCCCAAGAGCCGGTGGGCTGCCGTCCAGATGCGTGGTTGGGGCGACCCCATCTGGACGCGCCTGAACGATCCGCTCAGCCAGTACGAGCAAGCGTGGCAAGGTGTCGCTATCGCGATGCAGGAGTTGGGCGTCCCCATTTTGAAGATGAAGGGCTTTTCGGCAATGATGGGTGCTGCGGATGCCAATGGCCTGGCCATCGTTCAGTCGCGCGCTATCGCGATGCAGATGGCGATGAGCATCGCCAAGGTGCGGCTGCTGGATTCCGACGAGGACATCAACCGTTTGCAATCGGCCTTTGCGGGTGTGGCAGAGATTCTGCGTGCGGCAGAGCTGCGCATTGCGGCCGTGTCCGGGTTGCCTTTCAGCATGCTGATGGGGCAGGTGCAGGGTGGCTTGGGCGACGCGAGCAAGGGTGACATCAGTTTTCTGGATGACCAGGTGACAGGGCTCCAGGCGCGGAAGCTTCGCCCGGTGTTGCATCGCTTCACTGGGTTG